AAATAAGGCTCTCCACCTGAAGCACCTTTGTGATGCACTTCTATTTCACCCACTGGTTTTCCATCGTAGTGCACGAAGTGTCTACTTTTAGAAGGGCGCTCGGAGGACTTACCATAAGCTTCCATAATCGGTTTGCCAGCCAGTTGGAAGGAAAGACCTTGCTCTGATGACTCTCCGGAATAGCTGCGAACATAATCTTTTATTTGCGATTTTTCAGCTTGCTTCGCAGCGACTTGCATCGGTGACATTTCGCCCTGAGAAACATAACGCTTAAGTTTTTTCTTATCTTTAGGCGTGAGTTCGATCTCGTTGCTTGGTGATCCGCCAATTCGGCGTCTTATATCGGCGAATGGATTAGCTTGCTCAGGGGTCAAACTTTCGAGGTAGTTAGCACGTTCAACTATTGCGTTTTCTAATCTTTTAGTATCGTTGGTAGTGTGGTCTGAACTGCCAGAACTAAGACTTTTAATGTGCGCCTGATGCATATCGCGCAAAGCCTGTATTTGAGGATCGTAAGAATGATTCTCCATGGCTGCTGCGGCTTGTTTTGATATCTCGCCGTGCTTTCCCTTTAAATCCTTTATACGACTATGCATTTTTGATTCTACAGTATCAAACACTTCTTCAGGAATGGCGCCGGGATTGTCCTTGATTCTGTTGTTTGCTTCCTGGTGGAAATTGTGCAGATCTTTTAGCTCTGCGTCGTCCGCGTAGTGATTCTGTATCAGGTTTGCCAAATCTTCGGGCAAGGGACGCTGAGCTTTTGGTTGTCTTAGGGAACTGTATTCTGCTGGTTGTTCTTTCGAAGGGGCGCGGGCGGGCTGTGCTTGAGCTGGAGTGAAAATTCTTGGCTGTGCAGCTTCTTGCGGTGTCGCGCTCTCAGTTTGCGTGCTCATCTGCCTGAGACGTTGGCCCATGGTTTGAGCCTTAACAAGCAGTTGAAATTCTTGGAGTTGTTTCTCCAAAGCGTTTATTTCTTGAAGTGCTTTTAGGTTCGAATCCATACCCTACCGCCCAGTGTTACCAGTATATAATACCAAGATCACTTAGATAAGAAGAACTTAGTCAACGTGTCAAATGGAAAGCTCTTGTTGCATGATCGGCACTTTGTCTGGTGCGCCATGTAGACCTGCTCCTTGCCGCAGTTGGGGCAATCTATATATCTGAATGATCGACCTTGGTCTAAAGATTCAGTCTGAAGCACAGATCCACCGGCTCTAAGATTTGGCGTCTCTGCCCCACCGTAGCCGGCAGTGAGGGCTTTATCTAACGACTCGGGCGAATTATTGTTTTTTTTTAAAGCGCTGACGGTCTCGTGTATCTTCTCGACGTTCTCGCGGATCTTGGCGATCGAGGTTCTTTGAGAAAGATCGATCAAGGCCGGAACATTGATCACAGCGTGCGGCGCGTAGGATTTGATGAGGTCGATCTCTTCGGCGGTTGGTGCAGACTTGGCGAGATCAAGGCCTTCGACCAAAGTATTTGAATTTGCTGGCGTAAATGTGAGCGCTAGCCCCCTAATCTTGGTTCTTGCTAGAACTCTTGGATCTTTCTTTCCTCTTTCTAAGATGCCGCCTTCTACTGAGCATTTTAGTTTGAGAGGAGAGTCGGTGCGGAATTGGTGCTTCAGGATCGCGGCTGCAGCCTTAGCGGAGCGATGATCTTCGTCGTCATAAAGCGTACCGGCAACATAAATATAGGGCGATTTAACTTTGTTCCAATAATATCGATGCCTATCATTCTCGCAGTCTTCTGGGCCGAAAATCTTCTTTGCTTCAGTTATTCGACCAACGACATCTGGCAGTTTGTTGCTATGGTTGTCGTTGACGATTCCGCGACCCGCCAATAGGTCAGAAATATCAGCACCTTGGATGTCTAATATCTCTGACTGCGTATCCCGAAGCGCGTTCGTCGCACAGGAATCAAATTTTGTGGCCATAGTAAAATCCTTAATTCATTACTCTTATGATTCTACTGCGTAAGAAAACCTAAATCCTTTATACGGTTTTCCATTCTTAGCATAATATGAAATTACCCCAGGTTTAACGTTCAACCATTTAGCGGCGGCATGAACTGACTCAAATCGCATATTGTTATTTAAGCAAACAACAGATTTACGATTTACGGGCGTTAAGTTTATTTTATTTTTATGATTTGGGTTTTGCCACATTTGTTTTGACTTTTGAGATAAAAGCAATCTAGTCGATTCTGTTGCCTTTTTACCTGTTGCCGCTTTTCTTAATTTCTCAATGGTTTCTGGTCTGCATTTTAGACCCAGCGATCCTCGACCACCGCCTGTCGCTATGTTGACAATTGGAATATTTAAAAAACGCATCAGACAGATGGTTGCTATTTCTGCTTGCTCTAGTTCCTGCCTAGAGTTGAAACATTTTATTATTTTAACGAACCAGCCGCCCGCCTCGTTTACTGTTTTGTGCCAGTTGGTGTTTCTGCCTTTATTTACTAAATACCTCCTAAATTGAGGACCGTGTTCTGAAGAGATGCCGACGTAGAAAAGTTTACCATTATCCACGCGATAATGTGCATAAAGATAATGCGTAAGTTTTTTAGATTCAATTATTGATATTGCAGTACGATCTCGTAAAGTCTTGGCAATTCTAAAATCTTCCCATCTCTTCGCGTTATAAGCAATAGTTTTTGCTCGACTTTCCGGCGAAGATCTGGTTTGTTTTATGGCTTTTTGATGCTTTTCTATGTATTCTGGCGAATACCTTACGCAATCCAGACAAAGTTTATAAACTTTATTTTTAGGTTGATAGCCTCTATCAAGGCCGCACTTATCGCAAGAACATTTGAATTTCTTTATTACTTGACCAGATCTTTTTGTGTGCTTTATGAAGTCGTTAAAATCAACAGCCATCTCACCCTCCAAATAGCTAAACAGCCAGATTTATTATACAAAATCCGACAGTTAACCGTTGTAGAGCGACACTGCTAGTCGCAATAGACCGTCTCATCATCTAGCGAAAATGAGGACTCGACGACGGGTTCGTCTTTGTGCGACTCGCGTATTTCCTTGATGGCTTGGCAGGCTTGCAACTTATTGATGGCACGTTCAGCGGTCTTCTTGACGGTGTCAGTGGAGACGTGCAGCATGGCTGCGATGTCGACATCTGACGATGGGGTTTCCGGCATGTGGTTGGCCTCGTACGAGAACCAGCAATATCCCGAAAGTTGATCATCTATAGCCCACGGACAACCTGGCAGAACTGCCTCTTCAGCCTCAGTGAGTTCTTTCTTAGAGGCTCGCAAGGTTTTAAGTCTGAGCACCGCCAGTGGACACCACTCGTTTGTTGGTTTGTCCAGCTTCCTGGGGCATCTAGATTTGAATCTTTCCTTTAGATCGCTCATCTTTGACTCGCAGCTGTTTGCTCTAGACGTTATACTCCGCAAGTCAATATAAAAAACCAACCCCGATGTTGGGGGTTGGTCTCAACTAGGTTTCGCTAGTGTTATGCCTTTGGCGTGGTTCTTACGCCAAGAAGTTCTACTACGTGTCGCGAGCCGTTGATGGTGGTTTCTACAGTCGCCCCCACAGATTTGCTTAGGAGACCGGAAACAATATCTTGGTTCGCGATGTCTTTAAGCAAAGACTTAGACCGGAAGATCCCCTTATCTTCTGCTTCATCTGGCGTCGTAGAAGCGATGATAACGATGTCTTCGTCTGAAGACACGGTGTCTGCAGGAACGAGACCTCGGGTTTGATCATCTTTGTCAGATGACTCTTGCCAGTCTGCTAGTTTGAGCTTGTCTGCTAGGGTTGCGATCTGCTCTCTAGAGACGCCAGGCACAGAGTCCAGGAGGGCACTTGTTTTGTATTGGGTGTCGTTGAGGGCAGCATAGAAGCGCGTCAGATCTTCCTGCATGGGGCGAATCTGCTCCATGAACTGCTTAAGCAGTGCTTGAGAAACTCTCACCGCCATTGTTAAGTTTGCAACTTCGCGCTCAAGTTCTGCGACGCGGTTGACGGTGGGTTTGCTGCGCTTCTTTTGCGAATCTACGATTTTCATGCGTTACTCCGTATTTTACGCTCGTTTATCTTTTACACGATTTGCGAGAGCTTTAAGTAGCGTGATCTCTTCGCTTGTGAATGGGAGGGAGACTTGGGGCTTATCTGTCCCTAGAAGTTTTGCCAATTCTTGGTTGAGAAATTCCCGAACGCGGATCTCAATCGAGTCGTATTCTGACCCTTTTTTCTTCACGATCCTGGAGGAAAGGATATCGTTGATAGCGTTGGCTTGCTGAAGCTTTTGCTGCTCTGGCGTAAGCTTGGTTGGCGTATCCATCTTGACGACATTTGTGGTTTCGCTGGTTGAAACTGACGCAGCGAAAACTTTAGATTCTAATTTTGGTTCTGGGCTCATCTCTTTGACCTCTGGTTCTTGAGGGACAAAATCGTGTTTGGTCTTTATACTGAAACCATAACGATCCGCCATTGCGGCATAAAGTTGATATGCAGATTTAAACTGCGACAAAGATAGAGGCTCTTTGTTGTCTAAACATCTCTGCCAGTGTGCCTCAACATTAGTGTCAACCATTAGAATACGAGTGGTACTATTCTGGTCTTCAATGTCGCGCAGAACATCGATATCTTCGTCGCTAAGGAGCGGATTTCGACTATAGATAAACGGCCAAATTGTTTCACCGTACCAAGATCTATCGAAGACGATATCTTGACCTGATAGACCGACAAGCATCTCCACAAGATCATCTAGGTAGGATGGGCCGGTGTAACCGGTCCGAGAGTATTTCTTATCAGGTGCAGAGAAGTGGATGGATTTGTATCCCTGAGACTCGTAAAGCTTGGCGAGTGACGACTTAAAGCTTCTATCTACACCCTCGAGTATCACGAATGCCATAACATATCCCCCAATAGAGATATTTATACAAATTGTTTAATTTAATAAAGTTATTCTTTTTCGGTATCTGCGGCAACGTTGATTGGGTTTCTTGTCATCTTGCCTTCAACGTTTGAGGCGCGAGTCGCGCCAAATTCTTTGGCAGTCTCTTGCAATTGCTGCACGGGCGATTGGCCTGCCTTTACTGCGGCCTCAGCTGCTGCTTGTTTTCTACCTTCGGTATCGTGATCAACCTGCTGGCGCTGAAGATCTTGCTCGTGTTCCATTTGCTGCTGCTGCATTGCCATCTGTTGTTGCTGCTGATCTTTTGCTTCTTTCTGAGCCTGTTTAGTCATAAGCATATTTTGCCACTGCAGGAACATTGGATCGCCAGGAAGATATTGGAGTTCTTGTCGTTGAGTCGCGCCTGCATCGCCTAAGAAGACTTCTCGCTGCTCGCCTTTGGTCATCATCTTGTCGACCAGTCCCCAAAATGCTTGATTAAGCGGCAAATTCGCAATCGGATGGTCAATAGGTTTACGATCTTCATTCTTAAGCAGATCGTTCATAGAAGAAAACACGGTCATCTGCGCTTGACGAAGCGAGATATCGGTTTGCGCCGTGTCGTCTGTGTACCCTACGAACTTAAATTTATATTTAGATGCGAGCTCTTTATCTAAAGCAGGGACTACGTCTTGGTTGATCAGATCTTCAATAAAGTAAAGAATTGGCAGCAAACCTCTCTCGCGAGAGTACGTGATCTTGAATTGTCCAGATTCTTTAGCTTGAGATGCGGCACGACCGTTGGCGGTTGTAAGATAATCTAAACCTACTTCGATGGGGTCGATCTGAAACTGAGCACAGATGGATCGCATGACGTGCGAATTGAAGTTGATGTACTCCATCTCGCGTGC